AAAGCTCTTATATTGTGTAACTGCTTGTAATTCTTTATCTGATAAATTCATTATATCATTCTTATGTAATTCCTCAATATGTTTTTCAGAACTACCATTAAATAATATACTTTGCTCCCACTGTTCCTTTCTAGCCGCATACATCTTCTTGTTATCCGGATCTAAGGAATACTTTGAAAGCCTGTCGAACTGCTCAACCATCCTGCCTGCATATTGCCGCTTCTGGTCCTGCTTGTAATCTTCCTTGACCTTTTCTAACTCTTCCTTGGTAAACTTACTGTCTGGCTCTTCATCCAGCTCAGGGAAATATGTTGTATGTACGTCTTTGCAATTTGGATGGTACAACCCCGCAGCTATTGCAGATGACATAAGCGGATAAGGACCATCAGATGCCTTACCGCCACTCCATACATCATCTATAAGTACTTTTCCAACAAATGGAAGGCACTTAGGACAGGCATTAGCACGCTTATTCATAATAACTGTACTAATTCCCCAGGACTGTCTCATCTCTCCCTCTCCGGTTAGATATGCACGCTTACTGGCTGTCTGAATAGCCATTCTGGCATAATCCTTTACTGTATGCCTGCTGCCATTCGCATATTCAATACAGTTAATACCAGCTTTAAGAAAATCTCTTGTAGCCATATCAACTGCTTTCTCATATGTTCCTGCACCTGTATTTGCATACACCTGAGCATTGAATATTATCTGCCGATATTTATCCTCCGACATTCTTAACATAGAATGTTCAGCTCTAGTAAAATCCGCCTTTGTGGCTTTTATAAGTGCATCTAACTTCCTGGTATTTAATTTGAAAAAAGCACCCTCAGTGCCCTGTGACACTTTAGATGCTTTAAATCCTTTTTTAATTGCTCTTAATATCTTCTGTTCCTGCTCTGTACCGCCTGCCTGTCTGGCAGCAAATATCATAGCCTCTATTGAATCATTGATATTACTGAATGACTTTGTAAACTTCTTTTTGTTTTCAGCCTTATATCTCTCCAACGCCTTTATCTGTTCCACCTGCCATTGTGTCCAGTTAAATCCCTCTTTAGTCTCCTCTGCCATATGGTGTTCAAGATTGCGTATCATTGAAGCTATCAGCTCATCTTCTATAGCTCTAAAGGCTTTCTCTATGTCATAATCTGTGTTAAGTGCCATAAGCTACCTCACTTGTTATCAAAAACTGTAAAATCGTTTCAAACCCCTTAAAATCGTTTCAAAAACCATAAAATCGTTATCATAGCCATCAAACCGTGAAGCCATCTGCCTGCATATTAAGTGCCGGCTCTTCCATATCAGATATACCCTGCTCAGCCTTAAGCCTTGCTATCTCTTCCTGCTTCCATTCATCATCCTTGGTATCTCCATACAGCTCATCAACAGATGCCTCTATGCTCATAATACCGCCCTGCTTAGCCTTGCTGACTGTTTCTACCTGGCTTTCAAAAGATGGGTTAGCATATTCGCCAAATGTCACATCAATATCTATATCCTTAATAGCTGTCTTATTAAGCGTGTCTATGGCATTAAATGTTGCTGTAACAAGCTTTGGAAGAACCTTCTGAAGCCGCTCTACAATGTTATTTCTGCTGTAAAGCGTTGCTTTCTCTTTCTCCCTCTGTGCATCCGCATTATCCAGTTTCTTAACATCTATGCCTAATGTTGATGGGCTCATAATCCCCTGTAAACAAAGATCCAACGCTGTGATATATGTTGCAAGATAGCTTTCGTGTGGGATATTGCCCTGTACAAGCTCTATCTTATTAACTGTACCTTCTGCCATGCTGCCATCTGTTTTTATATAGGCATTATCAAAAGCATTAGGCTTTAGCACTTTTCCATCCAGGGGATTCCTTGGTAACATATTCTCCGGTATATATTCCTTTGTTCTATTCCTCCTTAAGGCATCCATCCATTGTGACCATGCTTCATCCAGCGCATCAAAGTTATCTATCTTTGCATCAAATATGCTCTTGCCTCGTCCTTTATACTTGGCTGACTTATAAAACAGAAGAGGAACAGCCATTATAAACTTGTCATTCCAGGTAACATCACTAAGATGTGCCAGCTCCGGTATAACACTTAAATCATATTCCCTGCCGCCTCTTGTAAGCTCATAATGTATGTAGCCTATGCCATAATGTTCAAGTAATACATATTCCTGTCTCTGCACGTTATACACAGTCTTAAACACTATCTCCTTAACTCTTCCCCTGTCCTTGATAATCTCTGTCTTATCACCAGAGTAGAATTCCAATATAGGATACTTGCTAAGGTTCGTATCGAACGATATCTTGAATGCTCCATCACCGATATAAAGTGTTTCTGTTATTGCCTGCTTAACAAGCTCAATGAAATCATTTTCCTCTGCTATCTTATCCCATTCTGTCTGCCTGCTGCCAGCATCTATTAAATTCATATCATCTGTTACTATACTGGCCAGCATATCGCATAACATAGCAGGGAGACCTACGTGTATCTTTCTTATCTCCATACCTATTGTACAGGATGCAGACCAGAACCTTGTCTTGTCACCATCTATCTGGCTGTATAGCTGTGACAATTCTTCACTCTCACCTCTGTACCATATCTTGTTCTTTATGGCATTTCCCTCGTAATCAAGAGTTTCCTGTATGCTTATGGATCCATTAACAGCCGGCTGGATGTGCAGCCACGTTCTTATTCCTGTTTTTATCTTCTCTGCCATACTTGTAAATATGTTCACCTCTCTCACTCTCCTATCTGGAATTATTTCTTATTCTCTATACCTATCCTGCTTCGATAAGGAATCCAGCCATACTGTACGCTGTTTACCATATGGTCATTGCCATCCTCAGGCTCACAGTCCTTATCTTCAAGCCACGAATACGTTTCTAACTCTGTCTTGTAATTCGTGCAAGTATCGACAATATAAAAGCTTGGCTCTCTGCCCTTTTCGTCATTAAAGGACATCCAGCCAAGCTGTAAGTTAATTCTATCTATTATGGTTACTTTCTTATACGCATTATTAAATATATACTGGCAGTCAATGTGTTCTCTCTTGTACTTGGCAAACTCTGTTATCGTTGCCTGATCAGCGTTATCTATAAACACATTTTTTGACATTCCACCCCATTCTTTTCTGTTACGCTCCAGGAAGTCTATGTAATTCCTTACTGTATCAGATGGAGCTATTGGTATATCAAGTGCTGCATTGTTATATACCTTTTCATCCAGCACTATCAGCTTGCCCTTGTTAGTTATTCCCATAAATGACATAGCAATCGTATCCGGACTCTTGGTTGAATAAGCTGTATCAAGTCCGCTGGTGAATATTATGAAATATTCGCCCTGCATTTCATCAGCCTCACGTCTGATGTATGACTTTGCCTGCTCTCTGGTAATGATATGTCTATTGCAGAAATTAGAAAAGACAAGACCAGTAGCCTTGCCTCGTAATCCCAATATCTTATTCTTGTATATCTTAGTACCAGGCGGATAGCTTAATTTCTTCTGTTCTATCTTCTCAGGTGTCATAGATACGTTATCTTCCATCCTGAAAAACCAATACACCCAGCCTTTAATAGGCTCACAGCCGTTAAGATCCTTCCATATCTCTTCCGGTACGTCTGCTTTGTACTTATCAATCGGTCTTGCGTGATTGATGTACTCTGAATATATTGGCAGCGTAGGCGCATCCGGATTAAGTGTACCTACAAAGTATTCAGAACGTCCGAATATCTCTCGTATGAAGTCTATATTAGCTGTATTGCACTCATCTACCCACACACATCCAAACTGTGAACCCAAGGCATTCTTCCACTTGCTGGCATTATCGTAACCGAGAACATATATTATCTTGGTAACGCTGCCTGTTCTGAACTTAATATGTGGCAGCTTGTTCTCCTTGTCACCATTACCACAGTATTCCAGATTGGGAAATATCTGCAGCAATCCCATATCAGCATTGATGATATTCTTCTCAATAACACCCGTTGTATTACCTGCTATAACGTGCAGCTTCATATCTGATTCAGCAACATTCATAATGAACTTAACAGCTACTGTTGTTGTCTTTCCGGATGCAGTTGAACCCTCTAAGAACTCTGCTCTTGCAGGTGTATCTATATAATCCCAGTACTTATCACTTAGAAGCATCTGGCTCACCCCTTGCTTTACGCTGTGCAAGCAGCTCCTGTAGTTCACTCCTGGTTGTATCGTTTACATTGGCTTCTATCTTGTCTGTGAATATACCTAAATGCTTGCCAAGAAGCTCTAAGGCCTTAACCTTGTCACAGGACTTAACTTCTAATCCATCTCTACCCTTCTTGATAACAGCAAGAGCTCTTTTCTGTTCCTCTGTAAGTTCTTCTGTAAGCACCGGCTCTACTGTTCTATACATAACAGGATTACCATCTTTATCCAGTACATCCACAAGTGCTCCTCCCACTTCTACTTGCATCTTCTTTTCAACCACATGTGCATAATCCGCATTATTAGAAAAAGCTATCAAGGCAAGTTCCTTGATAACTCTCTCCTGGGTTATCTCTGTACTCCTTGATAGCTCTTTTTGTCTTTTTGCTATATATTCCTGCACCTTAACATTTCTTAACAGTCTTGATGCTGTCTGTTCTGCTGTCTTCGGTGAATACCCTGCCCTGATAGCTGCCTGTGTGGCATTAAGGTCTATAAGGTATTCTTCGCAGAAACGCTTTTGTTTTGGGGTTAATGCCATACAGTCAACTCCTTTCAACCATTTTCTGTATCCTTATCTTCTATTTTTAATATTTTTAATGCACTTTGCTTATTTTTTATTTTTTGATCTAACTTTACAATTTTATCAATCTCTTTATTATATGTATTACATATATCTTTA